GCTAGTACAACCATAGTTACCACCAGTACCACCAGTACCAGTAAATAGCGAACCAGATTCTAGAAGAACATTGTCAGAAGGACTAGTTGCATTTCTACCATCTTGACCACATGTACCTTCACCAAATCCACCGCCGCCGCCACCGCCGCCAGCGCCACCAATAATTGTTCCACCAAATTTAAAGACAGATGCAGCACCGCCGCCACCACCATCATTATTGTTATGACCATCACCTGCTCTACCACCTTTACCATTGTGAGCAGCAGCTGCCTGACCGTTGTAAGTTCTACCAGATTGTCCCAATTGCATGGTAAATGTAGATCCTAGGTTCGCTCTGTTTCCTAGAAGATCTGCTTTCCAATACTTTCCTTTTCCACCTGTTCCAGCAGTACCACAACCATTACCACCATAGTTACCACAGTTAGCACCACCGCCACCACCAATTTCAAAAGTGACTTTGGCAAGACCATAATTACTATTTGATACTTCTAATGTATGTGTTCCACCAGGATAACTGTAATTATCTACTATGGTTGCCAATTCATTGGTAGGAGCTGCTAAACCATCAGTACCACCAACACCACCAATCTTTCCACCTTCACCAACGGCATCAGTTGGCATATCTGATGGATCGTCGCCATTAATTCTGATTTGATTGTAATAAAATGGACCATCACCACCTTGCTGACCATTACCAGTATCTCCAGTAATTTGACCAAGAATTTGTACACTACTCTGCGCGGATCCTGATAAGGTTAATCCACCGTAAGTACCACCATTTCCACCCTCATTAGTAGAAGCAGCACCACCACCTGTACCACCACCTGCTGTGACAGTAAGGATAGATCCAACACTTAATGAAGATCCTGTTCCAGAATTACCTGATGTAGTGTTTACTCCACCCGATCCAGATCCACCATAGAATACAACTGTTGCTGTATTAACTTCAGCTGGAACTGGTACATTGTATGTACCAGGACTGTCGTATTCATATATTTCTTCTGCATAAATTGGAACACCCTCAGAGATAACTTCTCTTCCACCAATTTGACTGCTAGAAGTAAATACTTTGTAAGTAGGAGTACCAATGGTCACTCGTTCTTCATAAGAACCAGCATTTGCACCACCAGATGCAAAGTAATAGTTTGTGTCATCACCAATAATAGTTCCAGATCCTGTATCACCACCTGTCCAATTATAGATGTCATATGTACCAACACTACTATCTAAAAGTGGAGCTTTAGATAAAACGTGAGTATGACTGAATGCAATACCGCCTGGTGGATAAAATGTATTAACTTTACCTGTTGATGCTTTGTATGATACTGTATATCTGTCACCAGTTACTCTTCTTTTACTACCAGATTCTTCTGGTGCCTCAGAGTGAAATAAGAAATGACTATGTTGTGGAGCACCCGAAAGTTTCTTTTCTTGCAAAGAAACTTGAATTATTTGACCACCAATAATAGATCCTTCTACTGTATCAACGACAGCAGAGTAGTTTGTTGTTGTAATGTTACCCAGAGCAAATTGTCCTTTCTGGGTATTCTTATCCATGTACCAATTGCCGTCAATAGTATCAATACCAACACCCAATTGAGAATTGCCAACATTAGGAGTATTATTACCAAATACAGGACCATTACCTACAATTCTCTTTGCAATTAGATCAGGAACTTTAAACGTTCCCATATTTGGATCTGGCCAATGCTCCCATACATTATCTTTGATGATAGATTGAACTCTACCATCTTTTTCAGAAATTCTAACAGCAAATGTTGCACCAGTACCACTACCAACATTACCTAAAGTAACAGTTGGTGGGTTTGCTGCATCATATCCTAATCCAGGATCATTAACTTCAACTCCTGAAATAGTATTGTTTTGAACTATGACAGTTGCTGTTGCAGTTCTTGGAGTAATATCTGGAAATATTGCATTGTTACCAGTAGGAGGAGCACTAAAAGTAATAGTGGTTCCCGCAGCATATTGACTACCACTAGTCAATACATCAACACCATCACTTGCTGTCCCACCATATTCATTTCCAATTGCTTCAAACAATTGTGGATAGTCACTAATTTTATATTCAGATCCATCGCAGTAGATATAACCAGGATATTGATACTCTGGATTTTCTTCTGGTTTTGCATCTCCACTGATTTCAGTGTATGCTGTAGTGCCACCAGCACCAGGAATTAACGCTGGTTTAAAACTATGATCGAATGATCCTTCAGTAGATTTTAATACCTGTACAATAGTACCAATACCCTGAGAATCTGTTTGTTTCTCAGAGTAAAATAGATCTCTAGTATTTCTATACTTGGGATTTAGTGCTACCATTACCTTTAATACTTAATAAGATATTCCATGATGATGTAAGGACCTGTAACCTGATCCAATGACGCTACCTGATCAATTTGTAGTGTTAATGTAGTTTTCAAGTTATCAGGTGATAATAACAATGCAGAGGTCTTAATTTTATATGTATGTGTGTTTTGAGTGAGGAGAATTTTGTGTGCGTGGATAGTTGGATCGCCGTCTTGCTGTACTAGTTCTGAGACTTCAGACAATGCATTGTTAACTTGGGGATATGCAAATGATGTAGCGCCAGTAAGATTACTATTCAATGGAACAACATCTACCAAAGATTTCTCTACACCATTACCATCATTACTTTTTGGAGCATAGTTTTGATCATAAGTTGCAGGAGCTGATCCATTTGCACTCTTAGGACCAGATCCTGATGGACTACAAAGCACCCATGATTGGAATTGAGGAGTTCCTGCAAAATCTACTTTTTGTAGATCAAACTGAGTACGACTTGTAAGCAAACAGTTGTATCTAAAAGTAGATAGTCCTGTAGATCCTTTAGCATCATTACAATAGTTGTAGTAAATAACTTCCGCAAAATTAAATATGAATTGTACACTCTCAGTTAGTCTTCTAGGCGCTGAATCTCCAGATGCCATTGCCCAGCATGGCATTTGATTTGTTCCAGGACCCTCACCATTGTAATTAGTATTATCTAACCAATCGTCAATAGGAATAGTTGTTGCAGTTACTCTCCATCCAATACCTTGAGATCTTGGTTCATCATCTACTGCTTCTTGACGTGTTTTAAGTCTCAATCTATTTGTAGTTGAGAAGTGCATGTGAGAATGCAACGCTAAACTATCAACTGATTCACTGTCAGTAAATCCAGTATTACCAGTTCCTTTTGTCCATGCTGGTTTACCTTTTAGTGCAATCTCTTGTGATGGCACAATAAAATTACCAACATAACTAACATCAATGGTGGTAGTATTGCCAGATGTGATACCAACAGCAGCGTTAGATTCAATACCCATACCAGAGCGTCTTACCTCATTGCCCTGAGCATTTTCAGTTAAGATGTTGACATATGTACCCGCAGCACCACCTGTTGTTGGTTTTAAAAATTTAGAACCTAGATCAGGGACAACAAATTCTTCAGAAGTTAAATTATCAATGTCCTCACCTTCAGAATTAAGTCTTCTGAACTTACAACCAACACCAGTACCAATAATTTCTGCTAGTACAGGATAATCTTCAGCAAGATATTTACCACCATCACATTTCAAGTATCCCGCAGGAAGATTTTTAACGTTACTTGCATTATTTGGATCTGTGTTTGTTAATTCAACTGGCCAACAAATAATAGTTCCAGAACCAGAACCAAACTTAGATTTTTCTTTTGAGTAATGTGCTGGCATCAGTATGCTTTGATAATGAACGTCGTGACTAGTGCTGGCATCGCTACCTCTGCAACAATATTTAGGGCGTCATTGATGTTTTCAGGTGCAACGTCACCCAAACTAATATTGTTTACAGGGAATACTGTAGGGGCAGCAAGTGAACCAACTGTCTGATTTAATTCAAAACTACCATGATTATGTCCGAGGAATGTGCTAGAGTTTGGATCTAGTTGATCTGTGACATTATTCAATGTAGTAGGATATGTACCATGCTGGAAATTCAAAGTAACTCCACTGGAAGTATTAGTATTGGTAGTTGTTTGTGATAAACCATTTACATATTGACCGCTGCTATCTTTAGAAATGGTAGTAACTTGTGTTCCAGGTCTGATATCACTCGAAGAGGATAGAACCTCACCACCAGCATATACACCATTTGAACTAATCTTAAAGTAACCGTTAAAGTCACTTGTAATAGGACTAGTAAAATTCAAGGTCTCACCATTACCATATCCAGATCCACCATTTACAACACTGATAACTTTATATCGTGTATTGATTGGTCGTTGCCCACCAGTTCCTGGAGCACTAGCATCGGTAACTTCAATAACACCACTTGCACCAGAATAAATTTCTACCGAAGGTAGTCCGAGAGATACTCTTCTATCAGTATTGAATTCAAATGAAATTTTATCACCAGATTGATAATCATATCCAGCTTCTACAACCTCTATAATTTTGTACCTAGTATTGCCAGGATATAATCCACCTGCAGTAAGAACTTTTAGAACTCTATCTGCAGTTCCAGGAGCATCATTCCAACGCTGTGTTGTAAGAACATCGTTTGCTACATAATCATCACCATAACTCGAAATAGAATTAATTCTGATTTTAGTAAACACTTGATCATTACCATTTTCATTCTGAACCACATGTGGTCGATATTCAATCTGAACGTTTATTCCAGTACCATTAGCATTGCCAGTATCGAGCATGGTAACGTTGTCTACAATTGCTGAACCACTTCCGTCTGTCCAACCTCCTACGTTAGCAACTCTGTAAGACCAGTCACCAATAGAAGATTCTTTCCAAGTACCACTTCCACCGCCAGTAGGATTACTCTCACCAGTAGAATCATAAGTACCATTATCTTGATTTACAAATCGAGCACTCCATCTAAGTGCAAATGTTTCCATGGGTCCACCTGCTGAAAAAGGTTGTGGCCATGCTTCTACTCTTACTCTTAAAGTTGCATCTTGACCACTACCACCAGTTACAGGAACTATACCCTCAAAAAAGTCATTTTCACCAGTCCAATATTGTCCACCTGATCCATCATCAATGTACGCCCATTGATCTAAGTTTCTAGAATAATATCCACTAGAGGTAACATCAGTGTTAGGATTATTTCCCTGTGGCGAAGATGGATCTTCATATAATTTCATCCCCGAACCAAAATTGATACCACCAGTAGAAGTAGTTGTTCCATCTATAGATCCCCATGGTTCAAATCTCATTCTAAGAACCATACCACTACCACCACCACCAGACATGCTAATATTTTGTTCAATGTCTTGGTTCATGCTACTCCAAAAACCCTCATCCTCACCAATACCGACATATGCCCATTGGTTTAGTTCTTTAGCATAATGTCCAGCACTACTTTCAGTTAAATCATCATATAACAGAAAACTACCGTTTGGTTTTAATGCTCCAGCAGTTGCTGTAGTGCCAGAACTAGCATTTGCATATACCCACATCAAAGGAACAATAGCATCTTGATTTGTTCCTATATCAGTACCCGCAGGTAATGTGATACTGGTTGTTGTTGCTGCAAAATTTACACCAGATACTTGGAATGGTGATACTGTATCTGGATTATATCCACTCGCTGGACCGAAATGATTTCTTCTGTTACCAGCTTCCATAGGTCTAGGGAATACACCCGTCCATGCTGGTTGTGCATGATTTTTAACAGGGTTAGTATCAAACGGTTCAGTATATGCACTACCAAAGAATGTATATTGCAGATTGGACGCTGCTTGTAATCCTGAAGGGTGTGGTCCTGGAGGTGGCCACGATTGTGCAGGAACTTGACCCCAGTATTGAGATCCATCAGCAAAATCATAAAATCTATCTGTTGTAGGTAATGTATACTCGTGAGTTTCATCACCGTAGTAACTAATCTGGTTGATACCATTCTGCCAAGAATTTGCTGCAGCAGGATCACTAAATTGACATTCTGAGTAACCACGACTACCACAGACACCAGATACTGGACCACCAGTCTGAACTCTGGATGGCGAAAATGGTTCAGGACCAGAGAATTGAGCAGTTGCTTTACTATATGTTCCTGGGTGTGAGTGTGATGGTGTATGATTGATACCTAATTTTCTATTGACTGTGTAAACAGTTGCAGAAAAATCAGGTGGAGCAATACTAATGTTAGTCATCTTACCAACCATGACTAGTGTTGCATCTACTGTGAAATCAATATCACAGTTTGCAGAGATACTAGTATCAATTGGTGTTGTTAGACTGATACTTCCAAAACCCTCAACTAATGCACTTCCATCAAAAGGATTGGAAACTAGTTGTTGATAAGCATCTGTCTGTCCATACTGATATTTTATCTGCTGTAAATTATCTGGTTCCAAGTCAATTGGCATCTTCAGTGTCATGTTTGGAACACGAAACTGTCCAATATATTCTGGAAAGTCACCAGCGAAATCATCACTACCACCATAACTATCACCAATTTGTGCTGCCAACAATGGATAGTCTTTAGCATCTTTTAGTAATCCATCACAAACAATCCACCCTTTGGGAATATTGGACAGGGCGAAACCTTCGTTTCCGTCCCCTGCCCACGGCATGATAGTGCCAATTTTGGCACTTTTCATGCTTTTGACTGTGCTATAGTTTACTGCCATGAGGATTAGAGTTCTACGAGCCACCAACCTTGTAGATCGGTTGGAATTTGATTTGCATTTGGATCACCTTGTGCATCAGTACCACCTACGAATACCAGACCGAAAGCAGCGTTTCTAGTCTGTACAATCATTTCACCACTATCCCACGCTGTAGCATTTGGTGCAGAAGAACCTTGTGCCGCCTTTGTACCAGTGTTATCACCTTGAATTGGTGTTGCACTAGTGCCATCCTTCTTAGCACGAAGGATAAAGTTAGCATTGTAGTTAAGGTTACCACTAATATCTATAAACCTAATCATATCGCCTGTTTGAGCACCATCACTAGCAGAAGGTAGATAGACAATCATGTTACCACTTGAGGAAGTATTAATTAGGTAGTTGCCATTCGATTGTAGTGGATTAGCAATAACCTGACCTACTCCAGTGGAAGATTGCTCAAGATATGTCCAGCGACGACCACCATTAGCATTGAAGTATCTAGAAATACCGAAGGCATCAATAGAACCATCTTGATACATCTGGAAGTCTCTTGGACCAGCTGCTAGTGTGGATCCAGCAGAACCAATGTTGTCGATATGGAAGATGCTGGTTGTAGCAGATTGTGTCTCAAGGATTTGACCCTTATGATAGAAGGATCCACCCATGTCAACAGAACCGTCATTCTTGTCAACTTCAAATACAACCTCATCAGTACATACGCCATTTTCTTGGCAACTATCATACTTAACTCTTAGGTTGCCATGAATATCTGCTCTACCCTTGAGGTATAGACCTGCTCTACCTGTGATAGGATCAAGAATTGCACCGTCACCTGGGTGACCATCATCATTAGCAACAGCAAAGATAAGTGTCTTACTATCTGTACCGTACATTCTCATGTTGCCACTGACAACGTTGAGATCATCATGGATAGTTAACTTACCACCGCCAAAGTATCTTGCGATATTTGCTTCTGGTTGGTTGTTATCAAGAGAACTTCTGATGCTCTTAGGCATCTTGACACCGAAGGAAGCATCAACGTTACCGTCAATACTATCAGGTAAGAAGAATTCGGATCCAATTCTGATAATCTGATCGTAGTCAAGTTTCTGAGCAACTAGGTTACCATTAACAAGTTTGAGGATAATTCTATCTGGACTTGTATTTGGTGAAGGTGCTTGAGTTCTACCAGTTGCAGGTAGTGCCTCAAGTAGTTTAGTTGTTCTGCTATCCTTAAGGATCTTGACTACAATAGCGCCAGCAGTGAATGTCTGTGCAGTTGTACTCTCTTGAGCACGACCGCCGCTTGGATATTGTGCATTGATGCTATATGGTAGTTGTGGACCATTATTGCCAGCAGTATCGATGTATGGATCTGCAGTAATTCTAATGATCTCTGCCTTGGTTGTGCCTTCAATAATAGCAACTAGGTCACCTTTCTGGAAACCAGAGATGCTTGCAACTGTGAATGCCTCA